CTCGCGAGCCGGGTCGAAGATGCCCGTTTCCGGGTCGTACACGTACGCGAAGTCGCCGACCTTGAAGTTGCCTTCGGTCTCGTACTTCTCGGCGGTGACCTTCAGCGCCTTGCGCTGCCGGTTGAAGCGGTTCAGCGACAGCGCGGCGCGCGCTTCGACGCTGCCGCTCGTCGTGCCGCTCTCGCTGATCATGCGCGTGCGCGTGACCTTGTTCCCGAACATGTCGTAGTACGGGACGGACGGCGCGTCAGCGGAACCGGTCGCGAACGTCCCGTCGTCCTCCGTCTGTCCGAGCAGGACGACGCGCGTCGAGTAGTCGATCACGTCCGTGCCGACGTCGAACTGCCCGCCGAGCGCGGTCAGATCGAGATCGACGCCCGCGTTCCGGCGCACGACGACGGCGTTCGGCGTGACGTCGTACAACTGCTCCGTCGTCCCGGCGTACAGCTTCGAGTCGCCGCCGATGTACCATTCCGCGCCGAACGCCTGCGTGATCGTGTTCAGCGCGGTGCGCGGCGTCTCGAACTGATGCGTGCCGGTGTAGCTGCCGGGCACGGTGCCGATGAACCCGACTTGCACCGACGGCGGCAGGACAGCGAGCAGCGAGTCACGGAAGTTCTTCGCCTTGATGACGACCGGCGTCTCGAAGACGCTGCCCTTCTCGTCCTCGTCGCCCGCCCACGCCGCCATCCCGACGCCCGCGATCGTCGGCGCGTCCTCGCGACCGCGCTCGCGCAAGATGCCGACGTACCGGGCAGCGGGCAGGATCGAGTCGCCGAGCGACTGCACGTCGACCGGACCGCGCACGACGGCGATGTGACCGAAATAGTCGAGCGCGTCGACGATCTCGCTCGGCGTGCCTTCACGCAGCTTGACAGACCACGATCCGAGCGCGCCGAGAAGGTCCTTGATCAACGCTGCACCACCCTTGTACGGTCGCCGTTCGTGCCGATGTACTGACTGACGAGCGCGGCGAAGTCGCTCTCACTGCCGGTGAAGCCGACGAAGGCGTCGAGCCGCGTCTGTGCTGCCTTCGCGATGCTGCCCGTCGCCGTGGTCGTGGTGACCGTCTTTGAGCTGCCCATCACGTACACACTACCCGAAGCGTCGGCAGCGGTCGCACGGAGACCGCCCGTCGCTGCCGTGCTACCTTCGGCGGTGGTGCGCGTGACGCCGAGCGTCGCGGCGGCGTGGCGAGCGATGAACAGCGTCGCGAACCGGGCACCACGACGCAGCCCGATGTCGACCTGCGTGCGACCGGGGACGCCGGGGAACGTGAGCCGGATCGTGATCTCTTCCGGGTCGTTGCGCAGTACGGTGAACTCCGGCTGCGTCGTCAGCGCGGTGCCGTTGACCGTGAAGCGGAACGTCTTCAGCCCGGCGTACTTCGTGCCGTCCCACCGCTCGACGTCGATGCCGCCGGACGTCGCCGACTTCGACACGGCGATGACGCCGTTCGCGATCTCCCACGACTCGAACCCGGCGGGCGTGTGCTCGCCGAGCGCCTTCCGCCCGTCGAGCCGGAGCGTCGCAGCGCCGCGCATGTAGTCGGCAGCGCCGACCGTCCAGCGGGGCGCGACGCCGACCGGCATCGCCGTGAACACGGGCACAGCGCCGTCTTCGCTCGCGCGGGTGAAGTACGTCGGCACCGTCGGCCCGGTGAAGTACGACGAGATGCCGACCGGCGCAGCGTGCCAGAACGACGGCGCGACGCCTGCGCCGAGTTCAGACGCACGCGCGATCGTGGGAACTCGCGACTCGAACTCGACGTCGGCACCGCTGCCGATGCGCACCGCCTTGATCTGCCACGACGCGGTGACGACGTACCCGATCCAGTCGAACAGGTCGCTCGACGCGCCGGTCACGAGGTAGAACCCGTTCCGCTCAGGCTTGCCGGTGAACGTGATCGGCACGACGCGACCTTCGAGACCGAGCACGTTCGCGTGAAGCTGAAGCACGTCGCCCCGCGCGAGCGGCGGCGTCGACTCCTGCCCTTCGAGCGACAGCGACTCGCCGTCTTCCGCGACGTCGAACGTCTCTCGGAAGTCGACGCCGCCGATCGTTACGGTTCCCCACGACATCAGGCGTATTCCCTCTCGACCTTGACGAGACCGGCGCGAACCGCTTCCACGAACCTATCCCACTCGACCGGGTTCGAGAAGTCGAACGACCCTTCGATCTGAAGCGTCAGGTTCCCGATCGACACGCTGTGCGAGTTGCCCGCGCTCGACACGAGACCGATGCCGTCGCCGTCGACGCCGGGCATCCCGCCCGTGTCGATGACGCCGGTCGGCGTGCTCGGCATCGCGGCGTCGACCATTCCTTCGGCAGCGTCGGTGACGACGCCGAGATTGTGGTCGATACCGTCGGCGATACCGGCGGGCAGCCAGTGACCGACCTCGTCAGCGAACAGCTTCGACGGCGAGCCGATTCCGAAGAACGACTTGATGCCGCTCGTGACCGATCCGACGAAGCCGCGAATCTTGCCGAGAATCCAGCCGGTCACGTTGCTGATGCCGTTCCACAGACCGCGAATCAGATCGCCGCCGACGTTCCACAGCAGCGACCCGGCGTTCGAGAACACGCCGAGAATGGTGCCCGGCAGGTTCCGCACGATCGAGACGACGAAGCCGATCGCGTTCTGCACCGCGCCACTGATGCCGGACCACACGGAGCGGACGAGGTTCAGCGCGCCATTCCACGCGCTCGACAGCCACCCGACGACATTCCCGATCCAGCCCGTCACCGTCGAGTAGATCGACGACACGGCGTTTGCGATCCACGACGTGATCGCGGACCACGCGCCGACGATCATGTTCTTGACCCACACGACGCGATCGACGACCCAGTTCCACGCGCCGACGATTCCGGGTACGGCTGTGTTCGTGATCCAATCGACCGTTGCGCCGATCGCGACCTTGATCGCGTTCCACACTGCGGTGATGATCTGCCGTCCGAGTTCCGTCTGCGTGAAGAACCACACGAGACCGGCGACGAGCGCCGCGATCGCGATCACGACGAGCGCGATCGGGTTCGCCGACATCGCCGCGTTCAGCGCCCACTGTGCCGCCGTGGCGACGCCCGACGCGGCGGTGCTCGCGACCATCGCAGCGGTGCGACCGACCCACGCAGCAGCGCCGGTGATCAGCGAACCGTGCTGAATCGCGAACTGCGCGACCATCGCAGCCGACCCGGCGGTCGCCGCGATCGTCTCGATACCGACAGCGCCAACGGCAGCGCCGACAGCGCCGAGCGGACCCGGCAGTTCCGACGCACCGGTGAGCAGCCCTTCGAGCTGACGCTTCATCGACTCGATCTTCGCCGCGCCGGTGCCGCCCGCGACGTCGACCATCGACTGCGTTGCGCCTTCGACCGTGCCGAGCTGATCGGGCAGCGGCGCGAGACCTGCGAGGATCGCACCGGACGAGTCTTCCCACATCGACCCGAAGAGCTGCGCGCCTGCCGTGTTCTGCGCGACGGGATCGGTGATCCCGTTCAGCCCGGCGACGATCGTCGAGAACGCTTCCTGCGCCTGCGGACCACCCGCCGCCATCTTCGCCGTCATCTCTTCGGCGTTCAGACCGAGCGTGTCGAACGCGCCCGCGCTCTCGGCGGAACCGTCGGCGACGCGGATCGTCATCTCTCGGATCGAGTCGGCGAACTGGTCGATCGAGTAACCACCCGCGTCGAGATACGCGACGGACATCGACCCGAACTGCTCCATCGACAGACCGGCGTTCGCGAGGTTCGGCGCGTACTCGTTGATGATCTCCAAGAACTCGTTCGCCTTCGGCCCGCCCTCCTGAAACACGCGGGTCGCGACGTCGGTCGCGTGCTGAAGGGACGGCGCGAGACCCTGCGAGACAGCCGTGTCGAGCGCCGCGACGGACATCGCCGCGTCGACGTCGAACGTGCTCGCGAGCGTCATAACCTGCCCGGTCATCTTCTCGATCTCGCCGGTTGTCGTGGTGCCGAGACCGCCCATCGACTGACCGACGACGCCGATAATGCCGTTCACTTCGTCGAGCGATTCCCCGAAGTTGCCACGGTACAGACGCCCGGCAGACTCGCCGTAGGTCTTCGCGTCCTGCGCGGTGAGACCGAGCTGATTCTGAATGTTGGCAACGCCGGTCTCGATGTTCATTCCGTCCGAGATCGACTTACCGATCAGCGCGCCGAGACCGAGACCGGCAGCCCACTTTGTCAGTCGGCTGCCGATCCCGTCGGTGTCCGCCTGCGTGTTGTCTTCGGCGGTGACTTCGACGAAGGCTTCACCGATCCTGAAGCTCACAGCGGCTCACCCTTCGTCGAAGTATTGCGACACGCTCGGGTCGTTGTACGTACCTTCGCGAACTGCCTTGCCCTTGTTCTTCTTCGTCTTCTTCGCCTGCTCGGCTTCGATCCTCGCTCGCACGATCCCCCGGTAAGCGGGCAACCGGAGCGCGAACCGGAAGAACTTCACAGGCTTCATCTCGTACATGTCGTCGATCCGGTGGAACGCTGACAGGTCCGACTCGATGTCGTCGAGATGATCGAGCACCCACAGAACTTCTTTCAGCCGACGGAAGTCAGCTTTTGTCAGCCTCCAACGTGCCGAGCGCGACCTTCTGCGCGGCCTTCACGACGGACTGAAACTGCTCCTTCGTGAGCTTGTCGTAGTCGGTCAGCGCCTCGAAGCCGCGCTCGCCGAGCAACGCTTCGAGCAGGTACGCGATCGCCGCCGCCTGCCCTTCCTTGCGCGCGAGCCGGAGGTACTTCAGGCTGATGTTCAGGCGCGGCACGGCGGGGATGAAGAACTTCTCGCCGTCCAGCTCGAACAGTTCGACGACGTCCGTCACGTCCGGCGTGTCGGTCGACTTGATGCTGATGGTCACTGCGGGTTCCCTTCGCGGGTTGTGTGGGTTGTGGTGCTCCGGCTGCCCATCGCGAGCAGCCGGAGCGGGGAGGATCAGGCGGGCAGCGCGTTGATGACGCGGAACGGGCGGACCGTCTTCGAGACGTAGTGCCCGCGCAGCGTCACCGTGAACACCTGCTGATCCTCCTTCTCGTACGCGAACTCCGTGCCCTCGACGGACAGCAGCTTGCGACCGATGAAGCGGCGCGGCAGACCGCCCTCACCGGGACCGTCGAGCATGATCGCCATGTAGTCGGGACGGGTCGCGCTGTTGACGTCGGCAGGCTCGAACTCGCCGTCGGCGAGCGTCCCGCCGTTCAGCGACAGCTTCAGGTTCGCGAGCGTCGCTTCGGCCATGTTCGTCTCGATGGTGAAGCCACGCTTCACGAGACGCGACTCCGGCGTGTCGACGAGCTGGTCGACCTCCATCTCGCTGTACTCCTGCTCGATGGAGACGGTCACACCGTCGGTGGTGCCGCCGATGTCGACCCACACGGGATCGGGCGCGACCGTCGCAGCGGTCGGACCCTTCACCGGCTCGATCGAGCCGAACGGCGCGACACGCGCGATCGCCGGACCCTGCAACAGATTGATGGTGGTGACGGCCATCGCGTCAGCCCTCCGTGTTCTCGTCGGTCATGTCGTGACGGGTCGCCGGGTCGGCGACCTGCGGTACGTAGTCGACGCCCGCGCCGTCCGGCTTCGCCGGGTGCGGGCGCTCGGCGCTCGCGTCCGACGCGGCCTTGATCAGACCGTCGGGCGTCGTGGCGCGCGTGTCGAGCAGCAGACCGGACGCCTTCAGGTCGGCGTACTCCGACTCGTCGACGTCGATCTCGTTCAGCGGGTTCATGGTGGTGCGGACCTTCGGCACAGCGATTCCCTTCGTCGTCCGTCTACCGGTGCCGGTACAGCGCCGGAGCAAGGAACGGTTGAGCCGGAGCGCGCGACGTACCGCGCTCGACGAACTCGCTGTAGTCGACGGCTGCGCCGATCTCGCGCTTGCCGGGCGACACGTCGGTGCGGATCGAGCGCACCATGTCGCCGGTGTCGACGGGCGCGAGACGCTTCGCGAACGTCTCGACGTCGGCTGCGATCTCGTCGAGCGCGTCTTCGGTCAAGGCTTCGATGCGGGCGACCGCGTTGCGGTCTCGCCGGAATCCACTAGCCACTGACCTCGCCCCTAACGGCTCGGGAACTGCACGCGCGCTCGACGGTCTACCCGTCGCTGATCACTGTACAGCATCGCGGGCCGACGGAGCGGGGCGGCGAACCGCCGTCGGCTCGTCTGGAACTTTGTCCGTTTCGGCCTACCCTATGCCCGCCGTACGTCGTTCTCTTCTTAGAGTTGATCTTGAAAGAGAACACTCGTCGTGGGACGGCATAGGGTGGTCTGAAACGGACAAAGTTCCACGCCGTCAGTACGTGGCGACCGGCGTCCAGTTCAGTTCGAGATCGACGTCGTACCGCGCGAAGCCGCTCGGGTCGGGCACGCGGACGGGTTCGCTCACCGGCCACACGCCGAGCACGAGCGCGGGCGCGTAGCTGCCCGTCGCGATGTTCACCTGCCGCGCCCACGCGCCGTGTCCGTCCGGTCCGTACGTCGCGCTGACGATCGTCTCGGCGAGTACGTTCGCCTCACCGAAGCGCGGCTTCTTCCCGCCCGCCGTCCAGCAGGAGACGCGCACCACGGGCCGACGAACAGGCACGTAGACCTTCGGCGTCCCGCCCACGGTGAGCACCTGCACGAAGCCGTTCGGCCACTTCGTCACGTCGTCCGGCAGGGTCGTACCGATCTGCTCGCGCGGCAGCTTCTCGACGCCCTTCAGCCACGCGATCGCGACGAGTTCGGACGTCGGGCGGTTCGGCTCGCTCACTTCGTGACCCTCTTCAGCTCGACGATGCGGTCGCCGTGCATCACGCTCGCGCCCGGCTGCATCGGCACGTCGTCGACGGTGTACTCGTCGCCGGTCTGCTCGTTGATGACGCGGTCGCCCTGCTCGGCGTCGGTGCCGGGACGGAACCGCCCCGTGATCACGCGAACGATCATCATGTTGCCGCCGTCGCTGCGCATCCTGCTGCGCTCGGACAGCGCGCCCGGCACGCGCTCGATCACCTTCAGCGGCGCGTCGACCTCGTCGCCGAAGCTGTTCGTGCGACTGCCGCGCTCGAAGCGGTACGTACCGTCAGCGATGAACATCAGATGCGCCGTCCCCACGGGTGCGCGTCGGACACGACCGGGTCGACGATGCGCGGGCGCACCGTGCCGACGCTCACCGTCCGGTTGTTCGACCACGTCGCCCGACGCAGCGCGGCCTTCGCGAGCGGCGCGAGGATGAACGTCAGCTCGTCACGGGCGCTCGTCGAGCTGCCTTCCTGCGACAGCGACGTGACGTCGTGCCGGTCGAACGTGTCGAACTGATCGCGCAGCCACGCCGCCTGATAGGCTGTCGCGAGCTTCAGCATCCGGCGGTTGCGCCGGTTCAGCTTCGTGATGTCGAGATCGGCAGCGCCGGTCACGGCGTCGATCGACGCGGCGGCGCGCTCGATGTCGTCGATGTCGACGACCTTGCCCGTCAGCGTCAGGACGTCCTGCGGCGTCGCCCACGACGTACCGATCGAGAGAGAAGGCGACTTGACGTCGAACGTCAGCAGCGCGGCGCGCTCGCGCCTGCCGTCCGCGACGAGCACGACCTGAAGCGAGTAGCGCCCGGCGGTCAGGAACAGCGACCGATCCGTCGGCCACTCGAACGACACGGTCTCGTGCGTCATCGTGACGGCGACGCCCGTCGTGTCGATCGGCGCGCCCGCCGCGTCGTGCAGTTCGATGACGGCGTCGGTGTACGTCGACAGGTCGACAGCCTCGCCGTCGCGCGTGATCGTGACGTCGACGCCTTCCGTCGGCGTGTCGCCGACCCAATACGGACCGAGCATCGTCGTGTCTCCTTCAGTCGTCGATCATCAGGATACCGCACGGGCCGACGGGCGTCTGACCTGCACGTTCGCCACCATCTGCCCTGTGCCGCCCGATCTCGGGTCGGCCTATGTCCCTGTATCCCCGGAACCGGCACAGCGCCATACAGCGGGTCACTGTCCGTCACCGTTGATGACGGCGCGTACCCGTCGTCGACCGAGCGTCGCGGACGCTGCACCGCGCGTCATCGAGACCGCCACACGCACCGCCGAGCGCCCGATGTCGGCGACTGCCGTCACCGGCGTGCGCTTGCGCAGCAGGTTGAACGACGTCGAGTTCGAGACCGTCGGCGCGAAGATGCGTACGCCGTACCGCTGCTCTTCGTGGTTGAAGACGAGCGCGGCGACGCTGAACCGCTCCGTGCCGGGACGGTCGACGATGCGCCGACGCACGTACCACCCGCCCGACTCGCTGTGCTCGACGTCGATGCGGACGCCGTACAGCTCGTCGACGCTCGTGTGCGTGTCGATGCGCACGCCGTACCGCTCGCTGTGCTCGTCGGTGATCGCGCGCTTCACTGCCCACGTGGTGAAGTCGGGCGCGTCGACGATCCGGCGACGGACGCCGTACGTGTCGAGCGCGTCCTGCGCGATGGCGAGCGCCGCACGGTACAGATCGGACGCGCTCGCGTCGACTGCCTGCGCCACGCGGAACGCCGTCGTGTTCGTGTCGACGATCGCGCGCTTCACCGGGTACGCTGTCGCACGTGTGTTCACGATGCGCTGACGTGCGTACCAAGAAGTCGCGACCGCTGTCGAGACGATCGAGCGAACCGGCGAGACCGCCGACGCGGACGAACTGACGATCGCGCGCACGTCGAACGAGTCGCCGTCGTCGATGCGCATGTCGATCGGCACACGGTTGCCGTACTCGTCGCTGTGCTCGGCGTAGACGACGCGGGCGGCTTCGTAGTCGGTCGTCGTCGACTGCTCGACGATCGCACGGGCGTACCACTCGTCGCCGGTGCTCGACTCCACTGCCAGCCGGACGCCGTACGTGTCCGCCTTCGGCACGTCGGCGATGCGGCGGCGCACGCCGTACGTGTTCGCACGGCTCGTGCTGATGATCCGGCGGACCGGGGCGGACGACGAGCGGGACGCGGTGACGATGGCGCGGACGTCGAACGACTCGTCGACGCGGTTCGACGGGTAGAACGCGACGCGCCACGTGTCGCCCGTGCTGCTCTCGACGCCGACCCGCACGCCGTAGTCGGTCGCGTTGACCTGCTCGCCGACCGCGACGCGGACGCCGTACAGCTCGCCGGTGTCGGTGCCGACGATGCGCCGCGCACCGAAGGTCGACGTGACCTGCGTCACGAGCTGGTCGGCGACCGCCCATGCCGTCGAGCGCCCTCCGGCGACCACGGCAGCGACGTCGTACGCCTGCCCGCCCTGCGCCCCGCTGACGCCCTGCCGGACGCCCCACGTACTCGACAGCCCGGCAGCAGCCATGGCGCGCCGGACGGCGTACACAGCGGCAGCCGACGCGGCAGGCGCGGCGACCCGGACACCGTGCGTCGTCGAGCGAGACGCGGCGACGATGTCGCGCACGCCGTAGTTCGTGGCGCGCGAGTTGTCGACCGGCGTCGTCGTCGGGAAGACTTCGTACGACGTGCTGATCGACGTCGAGACGCCGCCCGCCTTGCGAACGCCGTACGTCGTCGCCTGCCCGCGCTCGACGGGCTGCATCGTGCCGAAGAGAACGAACGCCGACTGCGAGTCGACTTCGCCTGCCGCGTTCGTGTACTGCCCGACGTTGCGCGCACCGCGCACGGTCGACGGGTAGATGACGCCCGTCGAGACCGTCAGACGTCCGCCGATGCGCGTGTACATCTGCTCGTACGACGGTCCGGCGGACTGATCAGCCGAGCGACCCGGCCAGTCGACGCCGTTCCATCCCGCCTTGATGAAGCACACGGCAGCGCGCGGCGGATCGGTCGGCGGCTGAATGTCGACGACGTTGATGCCGTTCACGTCGACGCGCGAGTCGACAGCGCCCCACCCGGACACGCCGCCGAAGCGGAAGATCGAGAACGCCCACGGAACCGTCGTGCTCGCGTTGTTCGTCGGCACCGTGACGCGGATCGTCCCGCCCGGCGAAGGCGACGAGATCGTGATGTCGGTCTGACAGTGTGACGCGACCTGATACACGCCGGTGATGTACGCCCACGACAGACCGTCGGCGACGGGCGTGTACACGTTCTTAGACGTCGCGCCGGTCGCGTCGAGCACGACGAGACGGTCGCCCGGATCGGTCGGCACGTCGATGAACCGCGACTGCCCGTACCCCGCGCCGCTGTTGTACGTGCCCTTCCAGATCGGTTCGCTCGACACGTACCTAGCCTCTCATGCAGAACGGGACGCCGCCCACGAAGGGCAGCGCCCCGTTCAGGGTCGGAGCGGGATCAGGCAGCCGTGTCGCCCGCGACGGAGACGGTGAAGCCGTCCGCGTCGATCGGCGCGCTGTTCTTCGCCGTACGGCGGACCCACACGGCGCGGACCTGACCGGGTCCGATGTTGCCGAGCGCCAGCCCTGCGGCCTTCGTGGTCGGCGTGCCGAACGCGCCGACGCTCGACGGGGCGGTCGTCTGCGACGCGATCGTCGCAGCCTGCGCCGCCGTGGCACCCTTCGCCACCGGGCCGACGTTGTCGACCGCGATCGCGATGTCGGCACCGCCCGCGACTTCGGCGCTGACGTACACGACAGCCGCTTCGAGCGTCAGGCTCGCGTGGTTGTTGAGCACGAAGAAGCACCGGTAGTCGACCGTCGACGCCGCGTTCTCGTCGCCGGTGATGTTGTCGAACAGCGTGTTCGTGCCCGCCGCCCATGCGGTCGTCGACACGTACTTGCCGAGCGAGTTGTTCGGGTTCGCCTGCGCGGTCGTGTCGCCCGCCGAACCGGCGGTCGTCGACAGCCTGAAGACGATGTCGGATGCTGCGATCGCCATCAGACGTCACCCTTCTTCGCGTTCTTCGGCGCGGGCGAACCGGTCGTCGGCGTCTTCGGGGCGGACGTGTCGACGTCCTTCCCGTCCGCCGTCTTCGCCGGGTCGCCGACGTTCTCGACGTCCTCGCCGGTCGCCGTCTGCTCCGGCGCGACCGCGACGGCGTCACCGTCGGTGGGCGCGGCGACGATGACGGGCAGCGAGTAGACGAGCCGCACGTTCCGCTTGTCGACCTTCACCTGCTCGATCAGCGACGGGTTCCCGGTCGGGCGCATCCCGCGCTGCATGGCGGTCTGCCGCATGTCGGCGTACTGCCGCTCGACGAGTTCGGTCGGCACGTCCTTGTCGGCGTCGTCGACGAACGCGAGGTAGTCCTTCACGAACGTGCTCGCGCTCGCGCTGTCCCGCACGTTCGGGACGGTACGCAGCTCGACCTCGCTCGCTTCCTTCGGGGCGGTCTTCGCCACTGTCTGATCCTCTCTCGGGTGAACGGGTTGAAGCGGGGCGGCGACCGAAGTCACCGCCCCGCGTCAGGATCAGCCAGCGGCGGCGGCGGTGATCTCGATCATCGCTGCGGCCTTCGGGTGCGCGAGCACGTAGCCGCGCCGCGAACGCGCCTTGATCAGCGCCTCGTCGGTGAGCGCCGACGCGCCGGTGAAGCCGTTCACGACGGCGAACTCGGGACCGGACCGGATGCCGAGCACCGAGAACCCACGGTTGAAGACGGCGAGCAGCGGGTTGCCGGAACCCGCCGGGCCGACGCGCACGTCGGTGCCCGTCTTCAGACCGGCGGACCACCGCACGCTGTAGCCGAACAGCGTGTCGGGCGTGGTGCCGTTCCCTTCCATCAGGATCGGGCGACCGGTGTCGTCCTTCAGCCCACGGAACAGACCCTTGAAGATCGGGTGCGCCGCGACGGCGAGCTGATCGAAGTAGTCGTCGTTCTCGACGATGCCGATCACGTCGGACAGGTCGTCGTACGACAGGTCACCGGCGGTCTGCATCAGGTTCGCACCGGCGGTGTAGCCGACGCTCGCGTCGGCCTGCGACAGCGCCCGGTACATGGACGTGAACGGGACGGCGAGACCGTCCTCCGCTGCGGTGTTCGCGAAGACGGAGAAGTCGAGACGGCGCGCGTAGGTCGACGCCCACGCGAGCTGCTTCTGCGCGACGATGTCGCGCGGGATGTCCTCGATGTCCTCGTCGGCGATGCGCAGCAGACCGGTGAACTTCCGGGCGCGCAGCGTGACCTCGTCGTCGGTGTTGTCGTTCTCCGTGTACGCGGTGCCCTTCGGGGTGACCGCCACGTCGACGCCGCCGTCACGCGGGATGGACTTCGTGTCGCTGCCCATCGGCTCGCGACGGCACAGCGCCTCCGCCGCGCTCGTGTTCTGGACGGCGAGCAGGACGTCGGAACCCTTCTCTTCGGGAATCCAGACGTCGAGATTGGTACGCGCCACGATTGGCACTCCTTCACATCAGGGACGGTGGTCGGCCCGTCGCGGGCGCACGCCTACAAGATAGCACGTGCGCCCGCAACGGTGCCAGCCGTCAGCCCTTCCCGGTGAGCCGGGCGGCGAGACGGTCGGCGCTCGACTTCGGGCGGTTGTCGGTCCGCTCGCGCCGACCACCGTCACCGCTGCCGGGCGCACGCCGACGGCGCGGACGGTCGTCGTCGTCCTTCTTCGACGTGCCGAACAGCTCTTCGTACTCGTCCTTCAGCTCGTCGATCTGATCGTCGAGACCGTCGACGTCGCCGTCGTCGTCGATGTCGACGTCGTCGAAGTCGATGCGCCCGACGAGCAGCGCGGCGTTCTTCGCCGACGCACCGGCAGCGAGCAGCGCGGCCTTCGCCGACGACTTCTTCAGCGCGAGTTCCCGCTTCGCGATCTTCGCGTCGCTCTCGACGCGGTCGTCGTCGTCGTCCTCGTCGTCGTCCTTGCCGCGCTTCGACTTCGGCTTCTTCGCCGTGGCGGCGGCGAGCTGCCGACGCAGTTCCCGGTTCGTCCGGCGCTCGGCGCGCAGCGCCTTCATGCCCTTCTCGCCGAGTTCTTCGTCGTCCTCGTCGTCGTCGTCCTTGTCGTCGTCGTCGCTGTCGTCGTCGTCCGACTCGTCGTCGTCGTCGTCGTCCGCGTCGTCGTCCGACAGGTCGATGTCGTCGTCGTCGGCGTCCTCGTCGTCGGACGCCTTGCCGCGCTTCTTCGTGGTCGGCTTCTTCAGCTCGTCCATCAGGGTGCGCTTCGCCATGATCAGTGATGCCTTTCGTCAGCCGGTCGCCTCGCGCGTCCGGTCGTGTACACCTTACACTAGACGGGCAGCTTGCGCCCGCGTCGGAACTCGCCGCGCTCGACGTCGCGGCGCGCACGCTCTTCGACCGTCTTCGGCAGCCCGGCACCGTTCAGCAGCAGCCGGTCGGCAGCCGACAGACGGGCGGCGGCGCTCTCGCTCGGCAGCGACCACCCGCGCGCAACGGACCGGCGAGCCTCGCGCTTCAGCGCATCGGGGATCGAGACCTGACCGGGGCGCGACCACTCCGGGCGGTACAGCGTGATGCGGCACCGGCAGTTCGGGTGAAGCGGCGGATCGGGAACCGGGTCAGTCGACTGCGGCTTCTTCGCGAACGTGAGACCACCGGCGAACGGTCGGCCCGTCTCGGCGACCTGCCCGGCGTACGCGGTGCAGTGAAGGCAGGCGTCGCGCTCCGGTACCCACAGACGAGACGCACCGACGGCGGCAGCGGTCGCAGCGACGCCGGACGCGGCGGACCGGTTCACGCCCCACTTCGCCGCACGCTCGATCGTCGTCACCGCCATGTTCGCGCGTGCCAGCCCGGCGAGCAGTTCAGGCATCGAGCGGACGCCGGTCAGCTTCTCGGCGGCGTCGATCAGCTTCGACTTCGCCTTGACGTCGGTCTCCTGCGCGACGCGGCGCACGTCGTCCGGCAGCTCGTCGATCGGCTCGATGCGCGGACGGTGGTCGACAGCCTGCACGTTCGCATGGTCGACGCCGAGCGCCTGTGCCGCGACGAACCCGGACAGCAGGTCGTCGCCGACGCTGACGCCGAGCGCGAGAAGCTGTTCACGCACACGACGCAGCAGCGGCTCGACGTCGGCGTCGGGCGCGAGCTGCGAGTACGCGGCGAGCGCCTGCCCGATGATCTGCGCGAGCTGCGCCTTCAGCTTCGACGACGCCTGCGCTGCTGCGCCGTCTTCCGCTGCGACTAGTGCGTTCTCCTGCTCGTCGATCAGCGCGAGCAGGTTCGCGGCAGCGTCAGCCATCAGACGGCGGCGGCGTTGCCGGGCGCGTCAGGTTGTTGACGACCTGCTCGACCTGTTCCGGCGAGATCGCGCCGAGCGTCGACGCGGTGCCGAGATCGCGCAGCGCGGCAGCCGTGGCAGCCGTGTCGGCAGCGGCCTGCGCCGTGCTCTTCTCGCCGTACTTCGGCACGCCCCACGCATCACACTGCGTGTCGGTGTACCCGCGCTCGATCAGCACGCGACGCAGCGGCACGCCCGCTTCGATCTGCGCGGCGGCGACTTCCCACGTGTCCTTGTCGTCGAAGGTTTCGAGCGGTGCCCACGTGACATCGACGTCGGCGTCGATCCCGACGAGTTCGAGCGCGAACTTGTAGACCTGCTTCCACGTCGTACCGAACCGACGCTGCAAGTCGGCGACCCGCCCGTTCAGCGGCGCGTCGTCGGCCCGGCGCGACTCACCGGAAGGGAGCTGCCCGCCGATGCGGAACGCCGACAGCGGCGTCTTCGTGGTCACGCTCATGCCCTGCACGAACTCGCGCTGCGGGTCAAGGAACGCGCTCGCCGACGCCGCGTCGAACTGACCGACGCCCTTCACGTTCTTCAACCACCACACCGAACCCGGCTCGCTCTTCAGCTTCGGGTCGGCGTTGCCGCTGTTCTCGTCCGGGCCGATGTTGATGTCGTCGTCGTCGGCGAAGTCGCTGTCGACTTCGGACACACCGCCGTTCGTGCTCGTGTCTTCGATCGCGTACCGCTGCGGCAGACCGAGATAGTCGACGTTGCCCATCTGCGTCGCGATCAGCTTGTTGATCGCGTTCTGCGGGCCGAAGGCGTCGCGGTGCTCCGGTCGACCGTACGGGCGCGCGGTGCGGAAGTGGAACACGGGCAGCTTGTCCCACGGGTTCGGGATCGGCCAGGTGCCGGGGTACTCGTCCTCGTCGTCGGTCGCTTCGACGGCGTCGTCGACGAACGGCTCGAACATCGTGTCGTCGTACTCGACGGCGCTCTTCAGCTCGCCACGGCTGATGTACCGCTCGATGTGCGAGCGGTAGTACAGGTTGACACGCAGCCGCTTCTCGCCGCCGACGGTGACGCCCCACACCTTGATCGCGTACTCGGCTTCGCGCGGGTTCTCGGCGCTGTAGAACACGCGGACGTTCATCGGGCTGTTGAAGTAGATGTCGACGTCGGTGATGTTCTCGTCGTCGTCCATCTCGGAAGGCCACACGATGACGTAGCCGTCGCCGTACTCGCACGTCGCTTCGTGCGTGTCGTGCGTCTCGTCGGCGAGTTCCTTGTCGATCCACCACCGCTGAAGCTGCTCGGCGGCGTCCTTGTCCTGCGACGTGACGGACGACAGTTCGAGCTTGTCGAGACGGGACGTCACCACGATGCGCGCGTAGTTCATGCGGAACTTGTCGCTCGACTCGCCGAGCACGCGAGCGATCTTCTTCGACGCGATGATCTCGTCGACCGTGCCCTCGTAGAACTGTTCCGCTTCGTCGAAGCCGGGGCGGGCAGCAGCGAGCGCCTTCAGACCGGCGACGAGATCACTCATGCCCTGTACCATACCTCACCGCCCCGCCTGCCGGGGCGGCAGACGGGGCGGCTGTGAAGGTCATCCGATCTTGCCCTGCATGGACGGATGGACGAACCACACCGGGCACGTCTCGTGTCCACAGTGGTGCGCGAGCCGGAAGTACAGGACGCTGTCGGTCGTGCCGTCGGGCAGTTCGTGGAAGTACGCGAACGTGCCGATCTCCGGCAGGTCGACGTTCAGCTCGCACCCGTCGCCGGGTCCGCCGTACAGCTTGATGCGCATCAGCGGATCACGATCGGGGCGACGGCGGCACCGAGCGACATCGCGGCGAGAATGGCAGCCGCGCGACGCTGACCGGTCGGGACGGCACCGGGGCGACCGTGAAGCGTGGTCGTCGGCGCGCCGGGAACCGGCGGCAGCATCGGCTCGCCCATGTACGTCGGGATGCGCACGGTGTCGTCGGCGGGCGGCGTGAACGTCGCGTCGCCGAGCAGGTCGCGCAGCGCGTCGGGCGACAGACCGTCGGCGTCCTCGCGCATGGCGCGGGCGAAGCCACGGTTGAAGTCGCGGACGTTCTGCGCGGTGATCTCCGGCAGCTCGGCGGTCGCGGTGCGGTCGGTCATGTCGATGATGTTCGTCTGCGTGGTCATGGTGTACAGCTTACACATACGACGACGTTCGCGCACCACCCTGCGGCGCGGCGCGCCGTGGTCCGAGAAAGTAGATCAGCGCGGTGCCGACGCTGTCGACCATGTCGTCGTGCGGTGCCTTCGGGAACGCGATCTGCTGTTCTTCGAGACGATCGAGCCGCTTCGCGTGCAGGACGCGCCCGCGCTGATAGTGCGTGTGCGCCTGCGACGCGCGCAGTTCCTTCTTCAGCGCGTTGTGCTTCGACTTGATCTTCACGGGCAGGTGGTGAAGAACCGTCTCCCATACCTCGCCGCCCTGATTGCTCTCGATCAAGATCAAGCCGACTTCGGGGAACGTGTCGAGCAGTTGAAGCACAAGCTCGCGCAGACCGTCGCCCTTCACCTTGACTTCGGTCGCATAGTGGACGACTGCCTTCGTCCCATCGCGCCGACAGCTCACGACCGACACACCGGTGAAGTCGCTCGACTTCTTCGTCGTCACGGCAGGGTCGATCGAGATCAACCACCGGTGCGGCTGTCCCTCGTCGGTGCCGTACTGATAGTCGTCAGCGGACCAGTACGCGCCGTTGATGCCGCGCGGGTCGTTCGCGTAGTTCTTCGCGAAGCTCGCCGTGTGCCGGATCGAGCGCAGGAAGTCGAGCGACCATCGGCCCGGCCACACGCTGCGCTCTTCGCCCGTACTTTCGTCTGTGACGATAGGCGGGTAGTAGTGGCACTTGACCTTCTCGTCGACGATCCACTGTTCAGGCGCGCCGGTCTCGCGCACGGACCGCACGAGCTGATGAACGATCGAGCCGGGCATCGTGACCGTGCCCGCGATGACGACTCGCGCGTTGATGTTCAGCGGGAAGATCGCGTCGGTGAGCGTGCCGAGCCGCTTCTTCGCAAGGTCGGCGCTGTACGACGACTCGTCCGGCTCGATGTCGTCGAAGATCAGCAGGTCGGGCCGACGCTCGCCGACCTTCATGCCGAGCGACGACGAGTCGATGCCACGGGCGGCGAACACGAACCCGCTCGACGTGAACAGCATCGCGCGGTTGTCAGCGACCTGCGTACCGCGCGGACGGCGGGCGGGCGCGACGAGATCGGGGAAGTCAGCGCGCAGCTTCTCGTTCGTGTCAAGCTCGTGCTTGAACGTCTGAAGGTGCGCTTCGGCCTGCGACGCGCTGTCAGCGAACGCGGCGGCGAACTTGACGTATCCGAAGGCAGCCGCCCACATCGGCAGGATCAGGAACCACCACGTCGACTTGCCCATCGAGCGCGGCGCGACGAACGCATCGCGGTGCTGCATCGGCTCGCCGATCGGCAGCATCCACGACTTAGCGTGCTCGCACCACGAATGGTGAACTTCGCTGAACGTCATCTCGCCGCCGGTCTCTTCAGACCGGAGATGGTGCGACAGGTAGATGCGCGCGAACGCCATCGGGTCGGAGATCGACGCGGCCTTACGGTTCCATCCGACGGAGCGATCCGCGCGGTACTCGAACGTCACAGCAGCCACGCGAGCAGCGCCCACGCGATCGCGACGAACGGCGACAGGACGACGGCGAGCATCGGCAGGTCGCGCACGATGCCGGACGGGCGGCGCTGCTCGCTGAACGGGGCGGCGACGCGGACCGCTGCCCACATCAGCCACCGGCGGACGAAGCCGGTTCCCTCTTCGCGCAGGACGCGGCGGAACAGACCGTCACAGTCGCGCGACGTCACGAGACCGAGCGCGATGCCGTGCGTGATCAGCCAGTCGTGCAGGACGGCGGCGAGCGTCCACACGCCGGTGCGCGGCACGAACCACTGAAGGAACCACGGCACCGACGCGAAGTCGGTCACGTAGCCGACCGGGACGACGAACGTCTGCCGCTCGCCGTGGTACGTCAGGTCGTGCTCGCGCAGCGCCCACCGGATCGGGTCGACGCGGCGGACCGTGAACAGGTCCGGGTTACTGAACGGCATCGGTCTTCGTCGCCTCTCGTGCGGCAGCCGCCGCGCGCTGCTCGGCGATCATCTCGGCAAGCTCGGCGTCTTCGCCGTCCTGCACGGTGACCGTCACGTCGGACCGCACGGGCGCGTCGGTGCCGTTCAGCTTCGCCCGGCGCTCGTCGAGCCGGAGCAGGGTCGCCACGGTCTGCCGACGCTCGGCGAGCAGGGACGCAGCGAGCGACATCGGGACGTCGGGCGTCGTCAGCATCGCGTCGAGCGCGTCAATCTGCTGACGCAGCATCGTCTCGCGCTGATCGAGCGTGTCGTTCTGCACGCGCCGGTACTCGTCGACGGTGGGAGGGATGCGGGCGTCGAGCGCGATCTTCATGTACCGGTTTGCCGTGTCCTCGCTGATCTTCAGATCGGCGACGATCTCGTACATGCGCTCGCCCCGCGTGCGACGGCGAAGAATCTCTTCGCCCATCGAGCGACGGTCGTCGCGACCACGCCCGCTGTGCCGCTTCGATGTCGAGCCGATCACCACGTCGCTACTCATGCCCGCATCCCTCCCCGCACTTCATGTTCTTACTTGCTCGCCTTGACCACGCACCACACGATGAAACCGCACAGCACCATGAACGCGATCTGCACCGCTGCGTCTGCCCAACCCATTACGTCGTACCTCCCTTCCCGTATCGGTCGGCGTACCACGCGCGAACGGCGGTCATCGAGTAGACCGGACCCATCGCGAGCGTTTCGAGCGGGGCGGGGAAACCCGACGCAGCGCGTCGCGCTGCCCACATCGAAACCGTCGTGCGCGGCACGCCGAGCGTGTCGGCGATCTCGGCAACGCCGACGAGGTCGCGTACGGCGGCGTTGAACTCCTGCCGCTGTGCGGCATCGTCAGTCGTCATGGTGACCACTGTACACGCCTACGGGCGGCGGGACCACTCCGGCGCGACGGGACGGCCAGTCACGCAGGTACCCCGCCATGCGCTCGAAGGCAGCCGGGTCGTCGCGGTAGTGACCGAGCGTCCGGTTGCACGTGTCGCACAGCAGACCGCGCACGCACTTCCCGCACGACGTCGGACCGGGACAGCAGGCGTGGTCATGGTCGACGGCGAGCCGCTTCGTCGCGCCCGTGGCGCGGCGGCAGCCGAAGCACCGCCCCGCCTGCGCACGGTACATCGCGTCGTACTGCTCTTCGCTGATGCTGTACGTCGCTTCGACGCGGCGCGCCTTCGACTTCTTCTTCGCCGCCTTGCGCGCGCTGATGTCGTCGCTGTAGCAGCGGGGACCGGGAAACGGGGCGGGACGAGTCAGCGGACGCCCGGCAGCCTTGCAGTCGACACACTCTCGACCCGGCGTCGGCGCACGCTTCGCGTACTGCCACTTGTCGTTAGAAGAGGTCATCGGGCGCGCCCTCCGTCATCTTCCCTTCGCGAGCCGCCGCGTCGTTCAGGCACCGCGCGTGCGACAGGTTGCCGCCGTCGTCGTACCCGATCGTGTCGCCCTCGTCGAAGGCGAACCCGCAGTCGTCGCACTCCCCGGCGTACCGCGCCGTGAACGTCCTCGTCGTCACTGTCCCTGCTCCTTCTTCGGCTCGACCTTGATCGAGTACGTCACCGTGCCGCTGTTGCGGGACGGCATCGACTGACGGACGGACACGCGCCCGTCGAGCACCGCCTGTGCCAGCTCTTCGAGCGCGCTCACGACTTCCCCTTCGCGATCTTCTCGGCGACGTCGCCCGGCATCCACCGGCTGACGCCCTGCTCGTCGACCAACCGTACCGCGCTCGCCGTGATCGGCACGCCCATGAAGTCGAGCGTCATCGCGCGTTCGGCGTCGGCGATGATCTGCGCTGCCTGCTCGCCGGTCGGCACCTGAAGCACGAGTTCGTCGTGAACCGGCCACCACACGACGCCGTCGTGACCGAAGTCGACGGCGAAGCGGTGCCACGCATCGACGAGCAGTTCACGCGCGCTCGACTGCACGAGGTAGTTCACGTTCGCGTACGACCGGACGTCGCCCGTCTTCCGGTTCACCGTGACGGGCAGGCGACGACCGGAGATCGTGCGAACCTCGTCCTTCATGCCTGACATGTAGATCGTCAGCGCGTTGATCGCGGGGTACCGCTCTCGGATGCCGTAGACGACTTCAGCGGCGATGTCGAGCGGGATGCCTGCCTGCTCGGCGAGCGCCTTCGGACCGCCGCCGTAGACGATCAGGAAGTTCGCCATCTTGCCGACCTGACGAGAGATCGTGACGCCCATCGCTGCCAGCTCGTCGACGGTGAGCTGATGCAGGTCACCACCGGCGAGAATCGTTTCGATCATCTTCTCTTCGCGAGCGAGACCGGCGACGACGCGAAGCTCGACCTGATCGAAGTCGATCGTCCACAGCTCGTGACCGGGATCGGGCAGGAACATGCCGCGCATACGCCGGTCGGTCTTCGACATGTTCTGAAGGTTCGGCCCGCTCGACGACATACGCGCCGTCGTCGTCGCGCCGACCGGGTTCAGCAGCGGGTGAATCCGACCGTCGACGATGCGCGCCGAGATGCCTTCGCACTTGTTCAGCAGATCGAGCGACCGGCGGAACTTGATCAGCGCGTCGAAGACGGCGCGACCCTGCTCGTCGAGCGGGAAGTCACCGATCAGCTTCACGTTCTCCTTCGCGAGCGACGGCGTGCCCTTCGGCGTGAGCGCGCCCGTCCAGTCGTCCCACTCGACGCCGTGCTCGCCGAACCATCCCTGCAACTTCGGCGAGCGCAGCGTGATGCCGCCCGTGATCTCCTTCGCCACACGCTCGGCGTCGCCGGTCTCGGCGCGGGCGTAGGCGAGAAGACTGTTCAGCTCGTTCTCGTCGACACGCAGCCCGCGTGCCTGAATCCGGTTGCAGGTGGCGGCAAGCCACTGCTCGATGCGCAGCAGCTCGGCGGGTGCCTGCGTGGCGGGGATCAGCAGCGGCAGCAGGCGACGACACACGATCGCATCCTTGCCTGCGTAGATGAAGAAGCGGTCGGGCAGCTCGTCGACGGGCAGCGACGCGAGCGCGTCCCACCCTACCTGCTCGATGTGCGCCTTCGCCGCGTTCTTGCGACCGCCCGCGTCGACCCACCGCGCCTGCATCCATGCGTACAGCGACTCGTCGTCCTGACGCAGCTCGTCCATGCCGTACAGCGTGCCGAGCGTCTTCAGGTCGCGGTCGTTGTCCTTGTCCGGGTCCGCCATGATGGCGAGCGCCCGCGTGTCGATGTTGCGGTCGGCGATGTCGATCCCGAACTCGGCGAGCACCGACAGCACGTCCATGTTCGTGTGCGAGCAGAACGAGAACGCCGTGTCGGTCAGGATGCCCGCCGCCGTGGCGCGCTGCGCCGGGTCGGTGACGTCGAGAACCCACGCTTCCTGTTCCGTGGCGAACTGCACCGTGCGCACCTTGAACGCCGGGTCGAACTGCGCGCGGTCGGTGAGGTACGTCGACTCGACGTCCAGACCGAGCACGCCGGGCGCGGGCATCGGCCCGAAGTCAGGTCCGACGTGAACGAGCACGTCCTGACCGCCGACGGTCGTCGTGTATGTCTCCATCGTCACAGCTCCTTGATCCGCTCGTACACCGTCACCACGCCGACACCGAGACCGCAGCCGAGCGCGTCGACCCACCACGGCGACGACGTGTAGTCCGTCCACGCGAGCAGCACGCCGAACCAGAACGCGGCGAGCGCCCACACCGCGACGAACAGCGCGACCGTGATCGCGACCTTCTTCAGCTTGTCCATGTGACCATCATACACCACCTTGACCGACGGGGCGGGGCGCAGGTGCCGACGCAGCTTCGCGCGTGTCGCGCTCACGACGTGCGCTCGAAGGTCGCGGGCGTGCAGTGGCGGCAGGCGCGCCAGAACATCGCGGGCGGCACGAGGTCGCGCGGCTCGTCGCAGTCCGGGCACAGGTCGACCGGCGGCTGCTGCGCGAGGTCCGTCAGCAGGCTGTCGATCATGGAACTTTGTCCGTTTCGGCCTACCCTACTGACTTCCAGGGTGGACACTTCTTCAGTGATCTTGTTCGGAAGAACATCGTTCCCGACGGGCGTAGGGTGGTCTGAAACGGACAAAGTTCCATCCTCCGGCGACTTAGTACCCGGTCCGGTCTCGGAACTGCCGACGTCCGGCCCGTCCCCGCCCGCCCCGGTCGACCACTCACTGCGCGGCTTCACGCGCAGGTTCCATCCCCGCGACTTGCCGCTGCTGACCATCTCGACGACGCCGGGCACCATGCGCAGCCGATCGCGCACCTTCCCCTTCGCCATCGGCGTACGGCCCTCGTCGTCCGTCCAGTTGCGGAACGCGGTGTACAGCTCCGACGTCGTGCTCGCCGTCGAGTTCTCGACGATCTCGCAGCACTCGGCGACGAAGGCGCGGACGCGGTCAGACGCCTGCTCGAACTTCTCGCGCACGGCGGCGTTCGTGTCGAGCGCCTTCCCGCGCTCCGTCCGCCGCTGCCACGCCTTGACCCACCGCACGAGGATGCCGGGCAGCTCTTCACGCAGGCGCGGTTCGAGCGTGTGATCCTCGCGCCCCGCGAACGAGTTCGGGAACAAGAACGGCTTGATGCGCTCGCTGTAGGCGCGGGACGACTCGCCGACCGTGGGCAGCTCGTTCGCGCTGAAGGCGAACAGCGCCCGGTTCGTGAACGCGAACTGCGAGCCGTACTTCCGGTTCGCCTGAATCAAGTCTTCGCCGGTCATCAGCTTGAACATCGAGATGTCGTCGACGTGCGCGGCCTTCAGGTCGGCGGACACGTTCAGCGCCTTGCCGTACACGTTCGCAGCGGCGAAGCGGTCTTCGGCGAGCGCGTGCAGGCTGACGGCGCTCGTGTTCTCGTCGCCCGCGACGTCCTGCATCAGACGCAGGAACGTCGACTTGCCGGACCGCGACGGGCCGAACAGGAACACAGCCTTCGTGGGCGTCTGCGACGGGTCGATCATCATCGCGACCGACTCTTCGAGATCGTCGAGCTGATCGCCGATCTGTTCCTTCGCCCACTGCTCGTAGGTCGGCGCGGTCGCGTTCGGGTCGTAGTCGACCGGGAACTGCACGCTCGACCGGTACTTCGGGTCGTGTGCCAGCAGCTCGCCGGTACGCAGGTCGACCATCCCGTTCCGGCAGTTCATCAGCGGCTCGTCGACGCGGTCGGTCAGGTAGTTGCCCGCCGCTGCCAGCCGACCGACGGCGAACATCTCGGCGTTCGTCAGGTGCGACGACCGGAAGTCCTCGCCGAGCAGGTTCGTGACGGTCGACAGGAAACCCTTCCCGTCGATGCGGTACACGCCGTCGATGTACAGCGCGATCTTGTCTTCGCGCGTGAGCGCAGCGGGCTGCGCGCCGACGACGTGCTCGGCGAGCGTCTGCACCTTCAACTTCTCGCCGTCGAAGAACGGCGAGCCGTCGCCGTCGTCGCTCGACTTCTTCGCCTTCGGCTTCGTCGCGGCGGGCAGCTCCGGCTTCTCGCTCTTCGGGCGGTTGCGCGTGAGTTCGATCAGCCGCGTGAGGTACTTCGTCCGGCGCTCCGGCGTCTCGGACGCGAGCACGTCGTCGAGACCGGTGCTCTTCGTGCCGGGCACGCGGACGAAGCGGACGCTCTCGGCACCCTGCGCGATGCACGCTTCACGGAGCTGCACGCCTGCCGTGTAGACGTTCAGGTTCGACGCGGCGTCGGCGTCGAGCACGATGAACACGTCGCGCCCGTCGACGACGGCGAGATCGCGCGTCGGCACGCCGCGCTTCATCCACGACTGCGCACCGGCGATGCCGTAGACGCTGAAGCCGATCGGCGCGTACATCGACGCCGCGATCGTCTGACAGGTGCCTTCGACGATCATCACGGGCGCGTCGTCGTCGCCGACGCGAGCCGCGTTCAGGATCGACGGCGCGTCCTTCTCGAAGACGTACTTCTTCGTGTCGCCGTCGTACAGCACCGGCGTGTCGGGCCGAAGCTGATGCGTGACGGTCTCACCGTCCGGGGACCGGTACGGGAAGAGCAGTCCGGGCAGGTATCCGTTCGCCTGCGTCCAGTAGTCCGGCAGCCCGGCGGGCATGTCGGCGTCGGTCGCGATCGGGATCACGCCGAACTCGGCGGCAGCTTCGGCGGTGATGGCGCGCTTCGCGAGCGCGGTCACCTGCTCG